TTTATCCATCTTAATTTTAGTAAGATCACCATCTCGTAAGTCTCCTGATAATTCACACATGGATGTACTCCTTTCTTTCAGCATCCTCTTCAAAGGATTCCTCAAATAGTTTCTCTATCATATCTACTACTTGTTGTTGTCCCTGTAACAACCGTAACTGATCTAAAGGAATATCATGTCGAGGTAATTTATCAGGGAATAATTCTCTAAGTTTATTAATAAGTTCTTCAGTTATATTATATTGACCTACCATCTGTCTGAGAATGGCCCTTTCATACCAGTTCGCATGAGTTTCCACTACAAGCAAGCTCTTGCGATGCTACTGTGTAGTCTTCTTTCTCATAGTTTTTAAGTTTATTCCAGTTTAATTGAGGCATTTCTCCTACCATTTCTAAGTACTCACTTGCACCACATTCTTGATAAGGTGCTTGCTTATATACATGGTCAGAACGTGGTAGAAAAGAGATACCACTAATGTTATCGAAGTTATCATATACCCATGCACCCACCTCCAACCATTCATCTTCTTTGACTGTGATAGTTACACTAGGCTTGTGCTCACACCAATGGTCCTGGTAGATCTTCCATATCTCCAGTTGCTCTATTGCTGTCATTGAATCACGTGTGAGTGAATTAGGTGGAGCTTTAGTAGGAAACGAGAACACTGTAGTAGTGTCAGGTTTCAATACATCTGGTTCAAAAGGAACTCCTTCGTTAATCATGAATTGACATAAGGGGTCTTTATTATCCTGTCGTACTGTCCTTATGTAGTACTCAGAATGCCTTGTGTGAATACCAGATGCACTGTCACATAGTTGACTCACAGTTCCACTAGGTTTAACACATGTGATAGATGCTGAAGGAGTTATCTTCAGCTTTTCGGCCCACACTTTGTTGGTGTGTATTGCTTCTGCTTTAAGAGATTCAAGGAGTTTAGGTAAAGTACCACTCAAGGGATTGTTGGTAATCTTGTTGTCCATAATGCCTGTTAAGGATACACCAAGCAACCTTTCTTCCTCACAGTTCTCCTTCCACTTCCTTGGAAGGTATCGAAAGTTAGTAAGAGTACTCTGCCATGTACCAAGAATGGTAGCCAGCCTCACCTTACGTTTAAGATCCTTCTTATCATCTGAACAACGTACTACTACCTCTGAGAGATTACAGAACTCTCTAGGTCTTAGGATTATTTCAGAACATGGATTAGTACCGAAGTCATCCCGAACTTCTCTTCTATCTCCAAGTCTTTCAACTTGTTTTTTTGCATTGAATGAACTGTAGATCCCACGTTCTCCTGACTTAGACTCGTATAGGGAAGTCCACTCTTTAAGGAAGGTTCCAGTGTCAGGTTTGGTGTGATAATTGGCAGAGTTATTTGCGAGTGCTCTATGGGCATAGTCTTCCCACCATGCTCCTGCTTTTGCTTGTCGCATCTGCTCATCACCAAGATCACTAAGACTGATGAGAGCAGACCTGCGAACACCACCCACAATGACAACCTCTGCTGTTTGAGTAACAATGTCGTGACATTCGATTGGTCTAAGTCTTCTTCCTTTTGCATTCTCAAAGATTTTATGTGTAAATAAAAATAACTTGTTCAATGGGTCAGGACCACTTGCTCTACCTCCAAAGGTTTTCAAAAGTGATCCTGCTGGTCTTACCTTTCTTAGATCCCATGTAGGAATGAGTCCTGCGTAGAGTAGACTGATGAGTTCACGAAATGCTTTAGCCCAACCTAGTTTGCTGTCACGTACATCAATACACGTGTCAGTTGAATGTAACTCTTGTGGGACTATAGGTAATTGATTGGTGTACTTTTCTTCAACACTGAAACCTACACCAGTACCATTCATAAGCGTGTAAAGTATCTCATCAAAACTACGAACAGAATCAATAGGGATATAAGAACAATTATATCCTGCCACATTTTCTTTCTCCAAAGCTGGTCCAGCGGTCATTAAGCACCGCATGGACGGCATGATTTCTAAGTTAAGAACTGCATCTTTTAGTTCAGAATAATCATCAAGACAAATATGATAGTCATGTTTTTTTGCTAAGTGTTCAGTAAAGAAAGTAAAGTATCTGCCTACTGTTTCTTCCCACGTTTCTCTCTGTTCAGTTTCATAGTTCCATCTTGAATACCTTGATAGATGTATGAACTGTTGGTATGTAGTAGGCAGTTCAACCATTCAATTTCTCCTCTCTTTCGATTAACCAGTTAAGATATACCTTTGCCTTTTTAAGATCACGTACACCACCTTTCTGTGGGTATCTACTAACGTACTTAATAATGTTCCCTTCCAAGAAGTCCATTTCGTTTTGGACTATGTAATCAATAGGTTCTATTCCAAACCCTTCAGTATAATGTTCAGGGTTATTGAATTCATCAGTTATCATAGGGACTCCATAGGATGGGTTCATGATTCTCGTACTCTCCATGACGAAGGATACGTGCCATACGTGCATTCATAATTGCATCGTGCTCAGTTAATCCTGCCTTAATATAAGTACTCTTAACTGCTGACCAAAGGATAGACATGTCATCTGTATTAAGATCCAATATCTTCTCTGCTGTCTTAGGTCCAACTTTAGGACAACCCTTATAGTTATCAGTAGCATCCCCAGTAAGTGTTTGCTTTAGGAAATACCAGTTTGCTGTTTGAAGTGGTTGAAAGAAGATCGTACTTAGATCGTCATCCCAATGCCATCCTGGTACTGTAAGTAGATCCTTGTCATCACTTACAATTACACGTTGTACAATCTCACTATCTTGTGATGTATGAATACCAATAACATCATCTGCTTCTAAGGTTGGTTCAATAATAGAGGAGAAGTTCTCTTTGCAGTACTCAATAGCAGGAACGTAGCACATAGGTTTCCGTGTAGTAGCACGATGAAACTTATATTGTGGGTTTATTTTTTTCCTAAAATTATTTGGACCACTGAAGCACATAACTACGGTGTCTGCTTCCATCCGTTCCTTGAGGTCAACTACTGCATCATCTATCAATGTTTTTACCTCTGCCATATCACAATGCATAGTCCACAAGTCACCCTTCCAGTTCACAGGTTTCTCACATGATGCTGTGATTCTGTACACCCAAATATCTGCATCAACGTATGCTATTAACTGTTCTTCTGACTCTTTCATTGTACTATATTGGGACGGATGTTATAGGTTTCAGGATCGTTTAAGTCCCATCTGTATTCGGGGTACTTGTTGAATGCAAATGATGTTTTACATTTCAATTTAATAAAAGGAACTATGTATACAAATGGGAATGTACATGCACAAAGATAATCAAAGTCACCCTCTTCATACCTTTTAGCATCATCATGTTTTTTTATTCTTGCCCACTTAGTGGTGGTATGCTTGACCTGTAGTGTTTTCCAAATACCATCTCTTTCAATAGCAAAATCATACACACAAGTAGGATCTAATGTAGCATGAATATTGTAATTCCACATGTGGAACAAATAACACACAAGATGTTCACCTGCTTGTCCGATTCTGCTAGTGGGTAGCCGACCAACTACCTCCGTACCTGTATTCACCTGTAAGGGGGATTCTAAACTTGTAGGTATCCCCGGCAACTCCAATTGCACTGACTGCGAGTCTTCCGATTTCATCTTCTATGCCCTCTCGTACTAACATTTGAATTTCATCATGAACGAATGCTACTTGTGCGTAGTCCTTTCCGTACTCGTAATCAGACTCCTGTAACATTCGGTCTAGTTCGACTACCCATCTTTTACAAATGATTGCACCTGCTGATTGCAGTAGAGTGTTTAGAGCAGCATGTTCATGTCTGATCGGTACTTTGCGACCATCCAGACCTAAGACCCATCCATTCTTTGCACGTTTTTGAACTGCTTTTTTGAGGTTTTTTAATGCAGGTAACTGTGTAAGAAACTTATCCTTTAACTTCTTTCCTTCCTTGCCCCCTTTACCAACGATCTGACCGATTTTGGTGTCTCCTGCACCATACAGGAAACCGTATATAAAAGTTTTTGCTTGATCTCTATTGTCCAGCCCAGCAGCTTCTTGATTGGCAGTATGAATATCACCGTCAAGCAAGATTTTACCGTATGCACCACTGTCAAACCTCCCCATATAGTGAGCCAAGCACCGCAACTCAAGCCCAGAAACATCACATCCCAAAAGGGAAAAACCCGGATCTGTTTTAAAGAGTTCTCGACACTGCTTCCCATAGGGTGCTTTAACGCTCGGAACTTGAGCCGTGTTCGGATGCGAATGAGAGCAACGAGATGTGACTGACCCCATCGTGTTAACCCTACCATGTAACCTTCCATTTCTTTCAAGTTTAAGCCATGCTTGATCACCTTCTGCAAGTTGACCAATACGTTTATTAATCATGAAATACTCAGCCATTAACTGAGCTTCAGGAAAATCAAGGCTATTGAGAACCTTCTCATCTACCTTTGCTTCACCTGAAGGTGTAAACTCAACTGGTTCCCAACCTCTCAACTCTTTTAAACGCTTTGCTATGTGCTGACGAGAGTTAGGATTAAAACCCACTATCTTTACCTTGTGGTATAGTCCTTTCTTTCGTTCTCCTTCATCTAAGACCCACGATCCAAAAGCATCTCGTAGTTCTTTGTAAAGTATAGACCGTCTTTCTGACAGTTGAGCGTAAAGAGCAGCTGCTTTACGGATATCAAACGGAAACCCGTAGTGTTCTTGTTGGTAACATACTTCTGCTACCTTGTGTTCAAGATCAGATGCTTGTTCAGAAGTCTTATCACTCACAACATTGTAAAGTTCTTCTGTAACCTCAACATCTTGGATACAGTAATCAATCATCTCCTGAGTCAACTCAGTAAATGCATCTATTCCATTACCGTAATCACCTTTCAACTTCTGAAGTCTGTAACCCCAAGCTTCCAAGGAGTGACTTCCCCAATACCTAGTAGCCATGCACTTAGACCTTGCATCACGTGCTCTCATGTCTGGATAGATCAGACGAGAAAGTACTAATGTGTCAATCACCTGTGAGATGTCTACTTCAAATCCAAAGAACCGTTTGAGTACCTGGAGATCATACCCAAGCAGGTTATGTCCAATGAGATGTTGGTCTTGTATATGAGCAAGACCTTCTCGTATCTCACCTTCTGTCTTCAACACCCATCGTTCACCACTACTGATATTCTTTATAACAACAACGAATACCTTGGTGATGGTGTCTAGTAAACCATCTGCTTCTAAATCAATGATATACTTGCTCATAGTAACTTCCTCGCTTCCAGTGTGGATATCTACCATGTACAGGTTGATAACACGTGTGGAGAAATAATATGCAAAACCTAATCATTAAAACTGCTAAGATTTTTTTCATTAAAAATCCGAGGTTCCATCGTTCTTATTAAACCCATAAGGATCTTCATCAGAAGAATCACGATCAAAATCTACCTCTGTCATTCGACCTGTCTCTTTGGAGTATTCCAGCTTACAAGCCTTACCTGTTTCACCTGTCCATCTGTTCTTGAGGACTCGTACTGTAGTAAGGTTAGGATTCTCTCCTTGTTGGTCACGTTCACAGCCAACTACAATGTCACTTAACTGTGCAATACCATGACTTCCTCTGAGTTGAGAAAGAGAAGTACGTGCTCCATCTTCATGTCCTTTATCACCACTTGGTCTGCGTAGATGAGAGACTAAAAGAAGTCCACACTGCACTTCTTCTACAAGTGAGCGTAATTTAGTCATAATAAAATCTAGTAACCGTCTTTCATCTCCACGATCCATTCCTGAAATGACAATACTGATGTGGTCAAGGATCAAGTATTCACACCCTAAACCTTTTACCATGTATCTGAGCTTACTGAAGAGGTGTTCAGGTTCCATACTTCCCCAATGGTCATAGAGAAATAGGTTTCCTGTACCAAGTGTCTCATCAAAAGCTTTCTTGAGGTCTTCTGGATCTACCTCAATGTTTTGAAGGTGTATAGGCTTGTTAAGGTATAACCCTACAAATCCTAGTGCAGTCCTTCTGTTGTTCTCTTCTAAGGCTAAGTAGCCTACCTTGTGACCCATGAGAAGAAGGTGGTTAGCAATCTCTCTACATACCTGAGACTTACCTACACCCGATCCTGCTGTGAGAGTAACAATCTCACCTCTACGTATCCCCTGAGTCATAGAGTTAAGAGATGCAAAAGGATAAGGAGAAGCTTCAATCTGCTCTTGTTTGGAGATTAAGTTCCATAAGTCCTTTCCATCTATGATTCCATCTGGACGGTGGACCTTTGCACCCCAGATAGCATCAACCATCTCTCTTTCTCTTCCTTCCATCAACATCTCAGAAGGATCTTTCATAGGAAGAGATGCAACCTTAACTTTCCCTGGAGAGAATAGTGGGACGGAATCTTCAACGGCTTTCACTCCTGCATCATCTTGATCGAACATCAAGACTACCGTATCAAACTTCTCAAGCCATTCCAGTTCACGTGCTAAAGCCTTCCTAGCTCCAGCAGCACCGTTAGGAATACTGACCACAGGCCACTTGTTTCCCAAGGCTTGTGACAGTGAAAGTGCATCCACTTCACCTTCAACTACTGTCACCATCTTTCCACCATCCCTCCAGAGATGCTGTCCATATAATCCAGCATTCTTGAGATCACCTATAAATAGGAAATCTTTATTAGGGAATCTAAGTTTCTGTGCGATCACCCTTCCTGCACTTTTATAGTTGGCAACCTGTACTTTTTTGCCTTTAAAAGTTCCAGTGGTGTAACCCCACTTCTCTACAGTCTCATGTCGTATCTTACGTTTCCTGAGTTCTTCACATACACCATCTACAAAATCCACTTGTTCCACCCTCTCATTATTATGTTTAGAATCTCTGTAACCACATCCCGGTGTGAAACACCAAGTGTGACCATCATCATATAACGCAAGATTATCCTTAGATCCGCATCTAGGACACGGAACATGATCCACACACCTAGATTCCTCTTCCATTATATGTCTTCTTCAGACTCGTAATCTTCACCTACTGCTGTTGATGCAGTAAGTTTGGTTACATAACTAAACCCACATGCCTTCATGAAAGTCTTGAATTGGTCAAGTATCTCTCCCAAGTACTGACCTTCAAACTTCATTTCAACTGTGCGGTCCCAATCATCACCCATCCTCCAAAGCTTCTGCCCTGGTGGAGTCCATCCTGCTTGCATCTTTAATGTAAACTTTTCTGTGTAGTCCACATCATCCTCCGTTTCTTCCTCTTCTTCTACTGTGGTTCTGTGTTCATAATCACCACCTACATCATCTTTTTCTTCTTGTAACATTCTGTCGTGTATTCTTTTGAGGTTGTCGTTTTATTCTTTCTTTAACCCACTGTTTAGGTACTGTTCCTTCTGAGTATAGGAAACCGTATTTGTTGCACCATTCGGCACATGTCATCTGAGATCCCTGTACTCTAGAATTTACATTCTGGAAAACAAATCTGAGGTCTATCTCAGGATGTTGTTTCTGAATTGCTCTGTGCTTCCGTTGGTCTGCACTTCTAAAGTATCCTTTAACTTCTACGTGGATTTGATTAGGTAACAGAAAGTCTGGTCTGTACTTACGTTCGACTGTGTAATCAATCCAATCCCACTCGTACATATATATGACTTTCTGTTCTTCTAAGTTCTGTGCAACGGATGCTTCAAGTTTGGAACGATACTTGTTGTTAGAAGTCTTCGTCTTCTGCTCCTTCTTCTTCTGCGTATCCTTCTTCTTCTTTGAACCCGTTACCGATTTCGTTTTCTGAAGCTTCAAAACCCTCTTCTTCTGAAAACCCAAGTTCAGCTTGTGGCACATATTCCACTAGACTCAACACTTGCACTGCATCCATGTACAGTTTCACTCCGTCACCTCCTGGTGATTTGTAGAGATTAGGACGGAAGGAAACTTTGAGTTCACTTCCTGCTCCCACATTCACCTTGACAGGATTCAACTTGGAATCGACTACTGAGATAGTCACTTTCCTGTGAGTGTTATCTTTTCTACTACGGAACACTCCGTTCTGCTTGAAGGAAAAGAGGATCTCATTTCCATCTTCAGCATACGGAGGGTTTGCTTTCCTTTTGGAACCGTGAGTTTCCCAACATTCTTCAAGCCAACCATCAATCTTCTTCATGAAGGCTTTTGCTTGTTTTGAAGAAGCAGGGATAGCAAGTTTGACAATGTACTCACCATCTTCCTTGTACTTGGTTGATGGTTTGTCGATCATCACGAACCTCCCGATTCCTTTTGGACTCACCTCTCTGTTTACTGCCATATCTTCCTTGAGAAATGGTTAATCAAATAGTTGACATCAACACCGTACTCAAGGAGTCTGGCTTCAACATCAACTGGTATTGGCTTATCTTCACGTATAAGCCGTTTCACTCTTTTTATTAGGTTTGACATAGTTCGACTACTGAGAATGGCCCTTTCATGCTATTAACTCACAAGTAACTGATATCATGCAAAAAAATACTTAGATTGCATAATCCCATCAAGATCCAGATTTCCCTTCTTAGGAGGTTCTGGAACTTCATCTAATACCTCAAGGGCCGATTGACGAAAATCCTCCAATACATCATACTGCTTGTAGAGATTTATAAATGCTTCCCTCAAGCGTTTTGCAAGCAGTGGAGTGTTTGCTGCATGAGTCCCATAACTATCATGGATCATACAAAATGAATCAATTCCGTCATTATTGCACATGTAGACTGTATTTGTCAAGGCAGACGCATCTAATGCATGTACAAAATTAGGAGCAGACCCATTTACTGCACGTTGACGGTCTATATCTTTAAACTCCTCAGTCCCTAGAGTGGGTCTTATGAGAGTACCGTCAATAGTGGTTTTTATCCTATGTTTCTTTATATTGGGATATTGCTGATAGACTACAAAATCAGTAGGAGTCTTCCACACTAAAGGTATGTTCTTACGAGACATTCTCCTTGCAACATCTCTAATCCAATCCATTGCCTCTCTAGCAGATACTACAACTTCACTTATTGCATCCCAGATAAACTTGGTAATCCAGTTTATAGGAATGTAAAGTTGTGTATTCTTCCAAGGGTTTTTATGTCCCTTGTAGAACATCTCCCTTACATAATCTTCAACATAATTACGACAGCTATATAAGGTTCCACCATAAGGAACCACCATCACAGGACGTTTAGTCATCTTTCTATTTATAAGACCTGAATTCAACCAATCAATAGCCATTCTGTCGCCCTTTGAAGCTAGTTTCCTTACTTCTTTAAGGGCATGGTCGGCTACATCCTGGTATATGTCCTGTGGAGTATCCTCTGGAGTAAGGTTAGTAGCCTTTCCACCTACAGGACAGCGTAACATTGCACTGTAATGCTGTAGTCCGTTGTTAGAACCGTCTAGGGCAACAGGAAGAGATGACTTGTACCCCTTACCATGCCTTTTGTATTTAGCCCACTCATGACAGAATGCATAGAAAAGCCAAGGGTCATCCATCTTCTGCCAGAAGTCACATTTAAGTCCATTTTGAGCCGACTGTATGATTGCATCATTGTTATCACGTACAAACTTGATACGGTCATAGTAGGACACCTTATCTACACCAGCACAGTTAGCACCGTGTATAGCAAGCCAATCTTCCTGCTCCTGTGTCTCAATAGGTTTTCCTTTTGCAAAAGTTAAAAGTGCTTTGCTGTACTCTGGACCCTGTGGAGTCAAGAACGCAGGTATCGTATACTTTCTCCCTCTGAAGTCTGTATTGTAAGGAAAGTAAAACCCTGAGAACTTGGAGTACTCTTCTGCTAGTTTCATAGTTCTTAAAAACTGTAGGATTTTGCTGGTCCTCCGTACATTCTCCTCGTAGATTTCAGAAGCAACTTTCTTCCACGCTACAAACTCCTCAAAAGTCTCTGAGTCCATCTCCTTCTTTTTTAGATAGGAAGGAACAGGAGAAGGAGGTATGTCTATCGATTCACGACTAGGCATTGATCCTATCTCTGCACCACTCATCCATGCACTCTTTTGAGTTGTATACACTGGAAGGTTAATAGCCCATTTTGTTTTCTGTAATGCATTTACACATTGGTACTCAATATCTAAATCTAACTTAGATAAGTCCTCCATTACCTCTTTATTTCGTACCTTTATGAAATGGAGTCTATAATTGAGGTATCCTCCATCATAGAACCCACTCCAATCTTTAGGAGGTACTACCATAGGCTTGAATGCAGGACTCAATACCTCTCCTCTTTCATTAACTAAGTCTATCCAATCAAGTGTCTTATCTGTAGGTATAATTATCAGTTCTCTTTTCTTCCTGCTGACAGTGACTACTTGAACACGTATAAGACCTGTTGATGTAACTAGAATATCAAGCATCTTTGAACCTACATGAATTCTCTCCTTCTGGTTCCAGAACTCAATATGCTCCACTTCAATAAGAGATTTACACTGTCTAACAAGACCAAACCTTCTGAAGTGTCTTGATGCAGTTTTCTTTGAGAGTTTTGTCTTTAAAAAGTTAAAGAGTTTAGTATCGTTATCTTTCCATATATCAAACTTTATCTGGTCTTCAATAGCCTGACCTATTTTACTAGCTACACGTGTAAAATTCTGTCTTGATGATACACCATCAATCGTTAGTTTAAGAGCCAAGTACGAAGACACTTCAGGATCTAACTGAACTAATAAGGATGCAGTATGATGCTTCTTACCTACCTGCCCGTCAAAAGCATCATTGAGATACCTTTTAAGTTTCTTTTCTACTGCATCTACACTATACTTCATCAGCATAATGCCGTGTAGTGATACACTCTCTGTAGCTTTTGTTTGTACTTCTCTTACCTGTTTCCTATACTTCTCAATACCGTAGTTCACCATGCCTTCTTCAAGGCTTAACTGCTTTTCTTCCAAGGTCATACGAATGGTCTGTCTTTATCTGCTTGGTTAGAACCTTTAGTTTCACCTACACCATACCCATCTTCCTGCCAGTTATTGATCATCGTCTGTATGCCTTTTAGATCCATCTCTAGCTGACGGAGGGCAAGTAGAATAACATCCAACTGAGGAGTAGGTACTAAATAATCTTTGGGAGTCTTTCTCATTAATTACACC